TTATTATAACTTCATTTGAAAGCGGATGCTTACTACTTGCTTTTCGAGGAATCAAAATCGATGACGAAGGATTTCCAATGGTACCAGATAATATTAGCTATAAAAAAGCTTTGAATTCATACATAACAATGATGCTTGATAGAATAGGATGGAGAAAAGGTTCTACTCCTGAATCTATGTATAGAGATAGTCAAAGAGATTGGGAATGGTATGTTAAGCAGGCTAGAGGATCTGCTAATATGCCAAACTTAGATATGATGGATAATATAAGATTACAATGGTTAAAACTGAGACCTTCACAAACGGCTCATGGAACTTTCTATACAGATTTAGGTAATTCGGAAAGAAGAAGGGTAGGTTAATGGCAGAAAATGATAATAATAAAAAAGTACCTATTAGTTTAAATACCTTCTATAAAGGTATGAATAAGGATATGTCTAAGTACATACTTCCTAATGATCAATACTATGATGCTAATAATGTTAGAATAGTTGCTGATATAGGTAAAGAAGGAGCTGCTTTAGTAAATATTCGAGGTAATGACCATTTAATAGATATTCCATGTAGTCCTCAAGTATATGAAATATTATTAGATCAAAATACTAATTTAGCAGGTGTTCCATGGACTAGTGTTATAACTATAACAGTTTCAACTCCTACAGGTAATAATGCTTGGGGTATTACATTATCTGGAACAGGAGGAAATCCTACTCAAGCTTTATTTAATGCTTTAGATAGTCCAGCAGGTTTTATATGGACATTAAATGGAGTTCTTCATGCTACTGGACCAAGTAATTTACCAGATGGAAATGCTGGTTTCTTTTGGTCATATGATATTTCTTCAAAAAGATTATTATTCTGGGGAAAACCTCGAGATCTAGATTTTACTCAGTTCTCTCTAGCAGGTGGTATTTTTCCTCAAGATTTTAATATTAATCAGGTTATGAGTGTATCTATGACCGGAGGATTTGTTTTACAGTCAACACTAGCATTCCCTCAATGCGGCCTAACTGTAATTGGATATGCTGATTTAAGAGACTCTATATATTTATTTACAACTAATTTTGATGGCGGAACTCCTGATGCAGGTGGAGGACCGGGACAAATTTGGAAATTAAATATTGATCCATCAATGAATAGTGTACAAGGATGGCAACGTTATATAGAATGTGTATATGCAAGAGAAAGTTGTATTAACTTTACAAAACAACATCCTATAGAAGCTATAGGTCGATATGAAAAAACAGATATCCAAGGAGTATATTGGACTGACTTTTTTAATCCTCCTAGAAAAATAAATGTGGCTAATCCAGATGCAATGGCTACACCATGTGAATTTTTAGATTTAGCACCAAAAACAGGATTTCAAATTCCTATATTAAAATCTATTATTCCGGGAGGACAATTAAGATCAGGAGTTTATCAATTAGCATATAGATATAAAAGCTCTGAGGGATTGGTAACGGATTGGTCTCCTCTTTCTAACTTAGTACCTATATATAATAGTAGAGATCAAAATCCATTTTGTAGAATTACAGGAGATGAATATGATATGATTGAGGGAGAAAATCCTCAAACTGGAAAAAGAATTAGATGGGATCTTGTGGGTCTAGATATAACATTTGAATTAATAGAATTAGCAGCAGTATATCATGTAGATAATATTCCAGGAAATGTTGAGATATATTCATTTGCAGAATTAGCTAATGGATTAACAGATTTAACAGTAGAACATACAGGATCAGAAACTAAAATTCCAATAAGCTTATTAGAATTTAAACAAGGGATAGGTGCAACTTTTGAAAAGGTTAAAACATTAGAATCAAAAGATAATAAATTATTTTTTGGAAATATTGTAAATACAACTTTTAATGTAGAATATGATGCACGAGCTTATAGATTTGATGCTAGTCAATTAGGAGTTCTTGATGCATTATCAGACTTACCAGCTGTTATAAACGGAGCTACTCCTTATACACCAGGTGTAGGACAAACAGCTATTGACCAAATTCCTGTTCAACATGATTGTATTAATTTGTATAATGATGAGAATCCTGCAACAAATCCAAACTGGTATACTAATGATCAATATAAGTTTCAAGCGGATGGAGTAACACTAGGAGGAACTGGTCATAATGTAAGTTATAAATTTATTACAGAATTAGATGAAGGAGATGTTGTAACTGATAGTATAAACCCATTAGCAACAGGATGGTTCTTTTCAAGTAATAATTGCACTGGATATAATCCATCACCGAGGACAGCATGTTTTATTAATCCTGCAACTTTTGTATCGGGACTAGTTAATGTAGGTATACCCGGCCAACAGTATGATCTAAACAATACATATAATAATTATAAATCTCCTTATAAATGGAGTTTATATGGAGGCTATTCACGAGGAGAGACATATAGATTCGGTCTTGTATTTTATAATAATAAAGGACAAGCAAGTTTTGTAAATTGGATTGGCGATATTAAAATGCCATTTAACTATGATTCTGGAGCTGGAAATCCATTTGGAGATTTTGCTATAAGTTCTTGGGCACCAAATATAATAACTCCAGGTGTGACATTTAATTGGTTTGCATATGACTACATTCAGCAGGGAACAATTTGGTTACATAATATTGGAATCGAATTTTCTGTTAATTTAGATCCAGCAACATGTGGAATAGATGTAATGGCATTAGGACTTACTGGATTTTCTATTGTTAGATGTGAAAGAACAGAAGATGATAAATCTAGATTTGGAACTGGATTATCGAATACTCTAGATAGATTAAAATTTATTCCTAGTGAATGGGACAATATGAATCCATTTCGACCAAATTTATGGGGAGTCGAAAATGATAGTAATTGTTTAATTCCTTCTTCGGGATATTATGATTTTAATTGTGGAACTGGAGCTCTTGCTTTTTGTGATGGGCTTAGTGATAGTAACTGTGATATAGCTCCATGGAATGGAGTTGGTCCTCAGTCTGGTACAAACCTTTGTAGAACTAGAAAAAAAGAAATATTATTATATGGTCCTTTAGGTTGGATAAATAGTGATACAACTAATACAAATAATTTACAAAAAGGATTAGATGTTAATAATCTAATGAGAGATGGAGATTATATTAGAATAGATCAGATATTTTTTCCTCACTTTAATACAAGTATGGGATTAAATAGTGAATGGTGGGCGTGTGCAACTTGGAGACTTTATGCTAATCATTGGTATAAATATTATCTTGGAGTAACTTTATTAGGAGGTTATCCCGGATCTGCTCCCTCAGCTGCTAATTATAATTATGTGAATGGAGTACCTGCTAACTCTTTTGCACAAGATCCGGCTAATAATACACTTAGAATTAAATGGGGACGCTGGGTAGGAGATGGTGGATTTATTGATGTTTCTGAAGATAATAGTTTACAATATAGTTTTATGAATGTAACTAATCCAGGAAATCAAATGGATATACTTGATTTTACAAATTCTGCACCTTGTGGTAGTTTAAGTCAAAACATAGGTCCATTTTCTAACTGGTCAATAGTAAGGCCTAGATCAATAGGTAGTGAAGCTTTCTTTATTAAATTAGATGATTCAGTAGTAGCACAACCTTGGCAAGGAGCTAATTGGTTAATGGGATCTAGTCAAGGACCTCCTTTTGATGTAATGGCTGTTCCTACTAGAGCTACTTTTAGTTATGAAAAATATAATACTCCTTATGGAGGAGTTACTTATGCAAATAGAGCTAACTCTACATATATGTCCACAGGTAATTATTACCCAATATTAAATTCAACAAATTTATTAGTTCCTTTAACCTTTGATGTATTTGGAGGAGATGTTCAATGTCAATTACATGATTTTACGCAATATGAAAAAAATTGGGGACAAACTGGTTTTGATAATTTTGATTCATTAGATGCTGCAGGAGAAGCAGATGTGATGAGTGATGCAGCCTATGGAGTCCAAAGAAACTGTATAGTACCATTAGAAATTCATAATAATAATACTTTATGGAGACATGGTTATCATTTTAGTAATAAAGATGATGGAGGGTATCCTAATAATGGAACTCAATTACATGATTCATATCAATTAAATTCTGCTTATAATTCACAGAATAATGTTCGTAATTATTTTGCTGCTCCCTTTAATGTATCTTTAGGAGAAGAATTTGATACAAGAATTTATTATTCTGAAACTAAGATAAATGGAGAGTCGACAGATTCATGGGCT